GAGATAGCCTATCACTTCCCCTGAATCATTCAGCGAAACTAACTGCGTCCTCTCCCATGTATTCGCATCTACCTCGATTGGATGCATATAAGAAGAACAGTTGTAATACCAGTATTTTTTGTCCTCCCAAGTCTCTCTTTCCTTTTTTATGAGTTCTTCTGCATAATCTTGCGCGAGTGCTAGCATATCTCCCTCTCCTTTACTCTTTTTTTGCTGCAGGCGCATTGAAAATGCCGAACTTGAACACCGGCTTTGCCCTGCAACGGCATTGGTAATCCTGCCCTGGGTGACATCTGCGGCCAGTCCTCGCATCTACAACAGGCGGATCATCCCACCGGAACCTTTTTCCGTTAAGCGCCTTGTGAGATTCCCTTACGCGCCCATCTCCGCAGTCATCCCATATATACTCCTCTATACCGGCATCCCGCTGTTGTGCTTCATTGATAGATGCATTCAGCTTCCCGATCTGATCCCGTGCAAGCAGCCTGGCATGGGATTTCTCAACGTTATATTTATGCTGGATCTCCTTCATGATGCTGGTAGTAGACTTTCCGTTCAGGAAACCTTCCTTCACAATCGTGCGCATATCACCAAGAGTATCTGCCGGAATGGTCTTGATCAGCGATACATTTTCATCCACCCATCTGTCGAGAGCAGTCTGAAAGAACTCGCCCATGTAGTAATCTTCCATGATATTGATTCCGAGTGTCTTATCGACTGCCTTCTTCCACTCCCGGATCGTCAGCTTCCTTGTCATGTTCGCCAGGGATTACAACTTCAGAAGCAGCCCATACCCCTGCGTCTTTTCCGTGAATCTTTTCTGTATCTTATCAAGGACTTTTTCAAGCAATGCCATGACATCATTGATACCGTCAGCGCGATATGTGCCACGCTCCTTCATGATCCGCTCTTTCAGCGCTGGGATCTCATCTTCGATAGATTCTTTCAGCAGGCGCATGTATTGTCTGGATATGCGGCCATACTCACGCTCTATGCTGGCCGGGAATACCGGCGTATATTTGGATATCAGAATGTCGTGTCCGTGAAACTTCTTACGGCAAATCTCCTGTACGGCCTCTTTCTGTAACCTTTCATCTATGATCATCACCTCCACAAATAAAAACAGCCTGTATCACCCGACACAGACCGCTTACTTCAATGCTGCACTATTCACTTTTCAACTGATGATATCCGCAACTCCTTTGGCCAGACTGGCCGCTTTCTGCATGATGGAATTCTCCTGCAGATATTCCAGCCCCTTCAATGTTATCCGGGGATGTGCTACTGAACAGCAGATCTCCCCGTCAATAGAACGCTTGATCGAAAGTCCCGTGATATATCCTTCTGATTCCAGCATTTCCATGATCGCCACCCACCGCTGTTTTGTTACGCCAAGTTTGTCTGCAGAAATAAAATCAAGATCAGCCTCATCATAGTCCATGGCCTTTTCCAGATATTTCAGGATACGATAGATCATGTTAAAGTTATTCATGCGCTGCCCCCTCTATTCGTCTTCCGAATACGGCCCATGGATCAGGTCTACCATTTCCACTGCCATTACGCCTCTTTGTGACAGCTCCCCATCACCGGCTTTGATCGTTTCCTCTACCTCTATTGCGGCACATTCTTCGATGAGCTGATCATAGTCATTTTCTTTTTTTTTGATAAATTCCTCTTCCGTCAAGCCAAGTTCCCGGCTGACAAATTTAAGCTGCTGCTCAGTCAGTTTCTCTTCTCCATTCATATGATCACACTCCTCAATGCTTGAATACCGTTACGATCTCGCCGTCGTCATGGTCTACAACAGCAATGACACGCCCCTTCTGGTAACGGAACTTATTGCCGTCATGCGTAGTATCCCTCTTCACAGTCTCGGGATGCTGTACGACCTCCCTGACCTTATCTGCAGATAATCTTCGCTGTCCACATCGGTCACAGGTATGTTTTGACAGCTTCTTAATAGTAACACCTTTGCTGGTCCTTTGTCCAACGATTTTCTTCTCATACTCCTTTCTCTTCTGCGCTGACAGGGGTTTTCCGAGGCTGCTGCCTCCACCTCCGGATCCGCCAAGCTGGCCGGGTCGGCCCTTGTGGTTGTGGTTGCCAGAATTGCTGTTTCCTTCGTCCCGTCTCATGCCAAGTTCCTCGATCAGCAGTCGAAGCGAATCCTCAAACGGGCCGAACAACTTTACATCCCCGTATAGCAGCTCTGTAAGGCTCATGAACCTGCTGTTCATCATTTCCTCATTGTCCGCCCGGGGCTGTTGCTCATATCTGGTACACAGGAATACACGGGAACTTAATTCCGGCGGCCTGTCTGCGGTCTTCCCGAGTGGGATCAATTCTAAAGGAATGATGCCAAATTCTTCTCCGGTCTATCGGCGCGCCGCCGTTTCCGGATCCTCCCCCGGTTCTATATGCCCACCGGGGCCACAGATCCCTTTTCCGTCTGTTCGGATCCCTGTCAGTACTTTGCCATCTGTGATGACAAGAACACCGACGCCTTCTCCCTGTGCTGTACCGTTATCCCCGTGTGTCCCTGTGACTTTCTCACAGCCCCGTGGAGCCTTTGTTTTATCATCCACGGATAATATACCCTCGGTATTATCTACGCTATTTTGAGCCTCTTCCGTAACTGTCTCTTCATTCTCCGGAGATCCTATCCCTAAGAGGCCGGCAAGATCCAGATCGTCCTCTTCGTTCAGCAGATCATTGATCGTGTATTCCTCAGACTTCTTAAGTCCGGCACGGACTTCCGACGGGTCGAGTACCTGCATATCCACGTATATCTGTGCGGTGGCCGCCTTGGTCTGTTCCGTTGTCGCCTTGACAGCGTCCACATTTGCCTGCTCCGTCTCACTTAAAGACCACAGCGGCGTAAACTCGACTTTATAGGCCGGTATCTCTTTGATATCGCCTTTACGCTGACCACATTTAAAAATAAGATCCAAAAGGATGCGCATATTCTTTTTCAGCATCATTTTCTGGATCTTATTGACAAAATTATAATAATTCTCCATGTCACTGTCTCCAGTGCTGTTTTCACCTGCAGGTGACCGGCCGAATAATATCGTCTGCGGAATATTAGTGACTGCGGAGAGCATGTTGCAGGTTGTGTCTATGATGTCCTTGACCCCTGCAAGGGACATGCTCTTAAAATCATAGTCCTCACCGTCGGAATCGATCACAAGGCTGTTCAGAATGCTGCGTGCCAGGTCGATGACATCCAGACGCTTTAAGACTTTTTCCTCTCCGTCCGGCGTATCAAGCAGATTCGAGAGGTTCTACATCTTGTAGATTGCTTGCACACATCTTTCCAGCATTTTTGGCGCGATCGCATGTGATACGACTGCATCACGCAACGCATCTTTGATCCGCATGAATTCCGGGATCCCGAAGTAAAGATACGTCGAATATATCCCTGTTTCTGGTAGTTTGCCGTTACGGAATACAAGGCACCGGCTCTCATGTACACGGAAACTGCCGAACTGGCTGTTCACAATGTAAAACTCCGGCTTCTGGAACTTGCTGCCATACCGCCGCCTCCTCTCCGGGTTATAATCGTATAAAGAGGATTGATCCGGCTGTACGACCGCTCTTTCATAGACCAGTAACTCCTCGATCTCATCCACCTCATCCCAATCGAGAGGCTCATCCAGTTCACAGCCATCGTCAACAAGCATCACTATGATAGAGCCGCCATACAGCCGTGCCCACTTGATCGCAGTCGCCGCCGTTTCCTCCCAGTCTAGGCGATCCAGCTCATCCGATATGAAATCTTCCACATCCGGATCATTCAGCTTGAAATCATACCCGTGTTTCACCGCCTCTTCTGCGGGGGCATCAATGATCTTTGAGAACAGGCCATTGCCGACGTACTGGTCTGTCAGATCCATATCCGGTACAATGTCTTCCGCAGAATAAGTATATGCTGTTGAACTGTCCTGCTTTGTCCCGTACCTTGTGAGGATATTGCTGTAGCCATCGAAATGCTTTGCCCGGCAATTACCTGTCATCCTATCCAGATCATGCCCTTCTACTTCATTGCTTTTTACCACTCTGCTTTCTCACCTCCTTGTATCCTGTCCACTCTCCTGTTAATGATCATAACAGGCTGTTTATATTAAACTTCATGTAAAGCGTTATCTCACCGAACGCTGAACTCCCGGCATCCACCATATCTTTGAATTTACTCTCCGGGAAACTCTCAAGCTGATTGAAATATTCTTCGTTCCATTCCCCTTCCATGACATCAAAAAATCCCTGCTGCCACTGCGCGGCCATCGGCTCCGCGCGGGATTCCTTACTTCCAGATTCCGGCCTGGTCACAACGTTATATCCGGCAAGCATATTGATATAGCTCCCTGCCTGTTCCTTTCCTGCCTGCCCCGGATCCTGCGGAAGTCTTTGACGCACAGTGCAGTACTTCCGGTATTTCACATTATCAGCTTTCGTTGTTGTCATGATGAGTTTCCTGACATCACCAGCCTTCAACTGTTTATTTACTACATCCAGAATTAAAAATCTGCCGCAGGCCCTTTTTGCTATCAGGACACCGGCAGTATACGCAGCTTCCTTATTTTCATCTTCGTCCGTGGCAGCCAAATCCCATCCACGGCAAATGGCTACAATATCATTCGGTATTGACGTCAAAATATCCCCTATCTGAGTACGCTTAAAGAATGAACCTGCGCTTGGCTTAATCTTCAAGTTTCCATTCAGCAGACGTTCTTTTTCAACTTCCGTTAAAGCCAATAAGTTAGCCAGATAGCCAGGATCATTTTCCATGAGAATCTTATTGTCCTGCAATGTACTGGCAATAAAGGTAACGCTTTTGACTGATTTCTTTGCTTTATACTCATCTAATCCATGTTGTTTAGCAAAATCAATTCCTTCATCTTCCGTATCAAACCAAGAAATAATATCATTCATGTGCACCATGTACCGGATAATCCCACTACGTTCAGATATCGGATATCCCGTATCCTGATCTATCCACCATGATATGAAATCAGCAACCCATGAATCAGCGTCTGGGTTGCAAGTGGCCCTTATGTATGGATCTATTCCGGATGCACTCCTATTACGTGACATCATATAAAAAAACTGCTTCTTGGTAAAATGTGTCAATTCGTCAAATCCTATAAGTGCAATCTGGGAACCCTGCCATTTCAGCACATCATCATCGCGCCACAGATAATCGAAAAATACTGCTGCTTTGTTCATATTTGTTACATCTCTTTCTAAAAACATACACAAAAAATCTTTCAGCAAACTTATTTTACCACATTTTGTAC